GCATCCGTGATAGGCACTGAAGCAGTTTGCAGGTTAGTTGTGTAGTTGATATCGGTTGCAAGCTGCCATTCTGCATCGCCCCAGGTCGTCACTGAACCAGAGGTGACAACAGGAATGGATGAAGTGAAGACGACGTCATCCGGTTCAGGTCCTTTATCTGTTTTCTCTATATCGTTAATAGCTTTAGTTGCAGTTGTCCAATCACCGCTAACAGAAGCAAGTGTCATGGTGTTACCCGAGACACCAGTGACGGTACCTGTTGCCGATGAATCACTAGTTACGGTGTCACCAATGGCAAACGCATTTTCAAGCGTGTCCCTCAAATTACTGCTAGAGTCATACGCATTTTGGTTAAGTAGAGTGAGTTGGACTATATCGCCGCTCCAGGTAATACCGTCGTAGGAATACATCACACGGTTGGTTCCACCGGCTGCAACTGCCACAAATTTCCCATCACCGTAGGTTACGCCCCACCAAGTATTATCTTCAGTTGCTGGTGTTCCTGTCCAGGTGATACCGTCTAAGGAATACATAACACGGTTGGTTCCAGTGAATGAAACCGCTACAAACTTTCCATCTCCGTAGGTTACGTTTTTCCAAAAATTAGCCTCAGCTGCAGCAACTGCAGTCCAGTTAATACCATCTGTGGAATACATAGCACGGTTGGTTCCATCGGCTGCAACTGCTACAAATTTTCCGCCTCCGTAGGTCACGCCTTGCCAACTATTAGCCTCAGCTGCTTCTGCTGACGTCCAGCTAATACCATCTACAGAGTACATTACTCGGTTGGTTCCAGTATCTGCAACTGCTACAAACTTTCCATCTCCGTAGGCTACGCCAAGCCAACTATTAGCTTCAGCTGCTGCTGCTGCAGTCCAGCTAATGCCGTCTGCAGAATACATAATACGGTTGATGCCACTGTACGCAACTGCTACAAACTTCCCGTTCCCGTAGGTTACGCTTTGCCAAGGATTACCTTCAGGCGTAGAAGCTGCAGTCCAGTTAATAGCATCTGTGGAATACATAACACGATTGGTTCCATTACCTGCAACCGCTACAAACTTTCCGTCTCCGTAGGCTACGCTTTGCCAAGAATTGTCTTCAGCTGCTAATGCTGGTGTCCAGCTAATACCATCTGCAGAATACATAACACGATTGGTTCCATCGGCTGCAACTGCGACAAACTTATCGTCACCATAGATTACGCCATACCAAGTATTAGCTTCAACTCCTGTGCCTAAGCCACCACCAGGCGTAACACTTACACTCTGGATTGCACTGGTCTCTGGGTAATACGGCGTTCCAGGGCCAAGTCCTGCACCATTTGGTGGTGTAAGAACAACAGGTGTGTCTATTGCTGTGGAGGGTTGGATACTATCTTTAACGTCTGCTCCAGTGGCCTTATAGGATATACCGCCTCGATTTACAAGGAGGAGATCGGTGTCAAGAACGTCTGCCATGAGGTTTTGGGCTTCGATTTGGTAGGAGGAACCTGAGCGGTTAACGATGAACTTGTCTGTGTCGTTTACGGTCATGGCAATGCAGGAAGGTTGTCGATGTCAAACACTGTTGCCCTTATTGTGCCGCTAACCTCCAGTTCTTTTGCGGGAGATGCTGTGCCGACGCCAACCTTACCAGCAAAGTAGCCACTGCCTGAGTGGTTAATCGAGAACACTTGCGTCGTATCAAATTCAGCTTCAAATGCAGTGTCAGTCGCTAAACCTGTCTGGGCACTGTTCCCAATCGCTTTGAAATGACCAGGGATGTTTGCCCCAGATACATTTATGTTGCCAGCGGTAAATGACTTGCGTGCCGTAACGGCACCCATGCTGCCAGCAGCAAAAACATTCTCCGAATAATTCTGGACTCTTATTTTGTCCGCGTCGGCTGTCCCCCAGTCCTGCGAGATATATGGACTGACGTTGATACACGCATCGTCGGCACCAGTCGCCGTCAAGTCGATGCCGCCGTGGGGCTTGATGATGACAATTCCGGAATCGCCTCCAGGGTTAGCGGTTGTGTTCTTGAACTCCCACTGTGCTGAGCGTTGTGCGTTCGGACCGTCACTCGTGAATGCAATAAAGCCAGCACGGCTGTTATCAGTAGCCATGGTGATCTTGGGATCATCCGTGCCATCCGTGCGACGAAGAAACAGACCGCCATCAGCAGTTATTGCTGCGTCAGGGTCTGTAGCTGTTCCGCCTGTCCCCACCTGATCGGTGATCGTCTTCGGATACAGGTAGCCAGTTGCATCGCGATTCCACTGCCCTGCATCTCCACCAATTTCAACCCATGTCGTATTTGTCGCGTCCCACACCATCAACTTGGGTGGGTCCGTGCTCGTATCCACCCACAACGCACCATCAGCCGGTGTCGTCGGTGCAGTACCACTAACCGTTGCACTATTAAGACGCTGCACATTACCGGCAGAGTCCTTGACACTCAGGAACGGATCCGCGTCGTTGAAATTGATCGCGATCTGACCAACGTCAATATCGCCAGCCTCAGGCAGCTTGCCTGCCACTGAACTACGCAGATGCAGAAACTTCATGGCTATCTAGCCCAATAGATACGCCTATATAGGCGCTGTTGTTGCTCTCAGTCTAAGAGCCTCAGCTGTAAGTGCCCTCGTCGAACTGCGTGACATTCACCCATTGGTTGTTCGAATCGAGCTGCAAGGCAGAGCCCTGCACAGGTGTGGTCAGCGTTACATCCAGCAGATCACCCAGTCTGCTGGCGCCGCCACCACCGCCGCCATTGAGCGTGTCAATCCGCACATAACCAGCAGCCGCGCCATTACAGAGGACCCAATCACCAGGGTCAAAAGCCACTCCAATGACAGCCACTTGAGCAATGCCAGAGCCAGCCACATCGACGACAAAATACGTTCCAGTTAGCTGGTCCGTAGCATTTTTCAACGCATCGCCAATGTTGTAACCAGCCGCTACACCAAAGCTCGTTACACCAGTGATCAAGCCGGTGGAAGCATCAATTGTTCCGCTATACCGCAAGTTCTCCTGCGACAAGCGACCAATAGAAATCGGCATCCATGAGTTGCCGTTCCACATGTGCAACCCGGCTGTGCTCTCCTGATACCAGAGAGTGCCGATGTGATTGCCTGTCAGCTGTGGTATTGCTTCTTGGATATAGCTGACGCTGTAATCGGCCAGCTTTGCTCTCGTTATTGCAGAACTTCCAATACGGTCTGCAGATAAAACTCCAGATTGAATCTTGTCTGCTGATAGCGGCGGGATGTCGCTGCTTTCAATCAAACCACCGTTGGTAACACGACCTTGCTGATCAACCGTGACCTTGGTGTATTCCCCAGGAATAACGCTCGTGTCACCCAGCGTCACGTTGCCGTTGCCATCAACAAGCAAACCGCCTGTCAATGGATACTGCGCAGCGCCGATCGTGCTGTTAGTCGCAACAGGCAGGTGCCCAGGTTCAATATCGTTAACGTAGAGAATTTGACCAAACTCGTTGTAGGCAACATTCGCAACGATGTTTGGTGTGGTCGTGTAAGCAATGGAGATCTCGCCAGTGCCATCAACCGCCAAACCGCCAGAGGTTGGAACACTGACAGCACCAACGCTAGTAGTAGTGGCTAGCGGCAGATCCGCCACAGGAATTGGCGAAACAGCACCAGTAATTAGACCGTGCTCGTTCCAGCTAATACCTGCACTGTCACCAGGAATAATGCTATTGGTAATGCCAATCTTGTCGAGCGTAACATCAAGACCGCGATCAGCTACATTCCCAAACTTGGCACCAGTGATTGAGCCGTCGTTAATCTTGCTGCCGTCAACGTCTGAAATCTTGACATCAGTAACCGCCCCGTCTTGAAGCTTGGCAGTTGTAATTGACCCGTCAGGAATAGTCGACGTGGGGGAATCGATCTTATCCCAGGGGATACTTGCCGAATCAATTAGCGTTACGCCTGACTGGACTAAGTCCTTGGCCGTGATTTTCTTCGTCTCTGATGCTGAGAGATCAGAAACAGGCAGAACATCGGCAGAGGCCAGACCCGGACCCAGTAGCTCTGGAAGCCTACTAATCTCTAGGTCTGGCATAATCCCGAAGACTCTATGGGCTAATTCTAGTCGCTCTCTTCTAGCCGCAGAGCTGAGCCGTCTTCCTGCAAGAGCAAGCTGCTGTCCTCTTGTAGCAGATAGAACGGAGGTTCGCCCTGGTGCAGGGTGATCGGACCTGTTGCAACGAACTGCACCTGTGTCCGCACGATCTGGGTTGGCTCTACTGACAAGGCATGGTTCGTGACCATGCACTTGCATTCGTACCAGATCGATGGCTCGCCGACTACGGCGTAGACGTAGAACCTTCCATAAAAATCAGAGCCTTGCTTAAGGCGAAGAATTAGGCGTGCCAGATAACTGGGAAACTCAACGTTGCCAGGCCCCGTCTCTTCGCACGGTCCTCTCTTGTGCTCCCACAGGCATTCAAGTGTTCCTTGACCGCTGATCAGTCCAGCCTCGTAATAAGAACGAAACTCATCGCCCAATACATCGGTCTGTACTTGGTCACGGTTTGTGGTCAGCTCGAACCCGCTAACCTTTGCCAAGCAGTTAAAGTCTTTGTCGCGATTCTGGATAAAAATTGGAGCCGACTCTGTCGGCTTTACCAGCGTCAATGCATCATTCTGTCCACCTGCAAGTGCACTCGAAAAGCTTGTGTAAAGCCTTAAACCACCTGCGTCATCAATATGGATATAGCCACGCCAGTCGCTGTAGTAAACGCCGTCACTGTCTACATGTCCAGCTACTAGCTCCAATGGGGAGCCATCGGTAGTGCTGATCGTGACTTGATCGCCTGTGATCAGACTTCCTTCGGCAGAGTCGACGCTAAACCGTTTGCGGTCGACGTTGACGTCATCGGGATCAAGGGTTGTAGTCAGCGCTTGCTGGGATGCATCACGCCTGAGTTCGACATGACCGTTTTGCCCTAAAAAGACTGCCATATCAGACCAGTGGTGCGTTAGTTATACCAGAGCTTAGATTGCTATCACTCAATGGAGCACCGTTCACTTCAAATGCGATGTCGGCGGCTAGAACTTCCCCGACGTTCATGCTCATTGATACTGATGTGATCAAAGCAGGTAGCGTTAGCCAACGACCGTCTGCTGACCCGTCTTCAACTTTTAGCTTCAGCTTTACTGGCTCGGGTGGATCGTTCTGGCCGTCCCCTGCCGTAGAGCCCGACTTGATTACTTTGCTAAGCAGCAACCCACAGTCATTCTTGACGCTTCCGCCACCATCGTAGTTGTAGTAATACAGGCGGCAGCTGCCACTCATGCTGCGGATACCGTAGATCAGCGTACGGTCAGTGTCTGACAGCACTGTCGTGTCCAGCACGTTGACAGTGCTGCTAAAACTCCAGGAAACAACCTTCGCAGCAGGTTGAGTGCTGTCGTCAATAAACAACTTGCCTTGCTGTCCGGCGTAAAAAGGCATAGCAGCGGCTCGATAGGTAAATTCTAATTGCCGTCGAGTACACCGACGAAGCTACAGCTCACGCTGCTGACTCCTGGATAAACCGATCGGACTTGTGGTGGTTCGGCATAACGCCACAACAGACCCGACCCTCCCGTCTCCGCAAGATAAGCTGCTAACTCACTAGACGCACCAGCGGTGCCGGACGTCGCGGCAAACGTTACGTAGTTCCAATCACGGTTAACTGCCTCGTAGTTGGCGAGGATCAACGCAGCTTGCGCATCGGTGATGTTGTCGAACTGCAGAGACAAGCTGGAATCAACACGGCGATTGCCGAAACGCACCACGGTTCGTGCGCCGTTCTGTGCTGTGAAATCCGTTTGTGGATACGCGCCAGGGGTGTATGACCTAGCGGAAGGCTTAAGGCTTGGAAATGCGACGGCGAGCATGGCTAGAAGACGTTCGGGACGTAGTAAGCAGGGTTCCAGTCGAGAATTGCCAGCGAGCCGATGTCGGTCAGAGGCATGTGAGAACCCGCGACTTCCACTAAGCCATCTTCAGCGTAGGTGAGTGCTTCGAGTTTATAGACCCTTGATTCAACCGTTGTCGACTTAAACGTGAAAACTGTGTTGTAAAACGAAAAATCAGCACAGCGTCCATTTGCAACTATGAGCGTACCTTCGCTGACGCCTTCAGTTCCTGCTCGCCAGTAATACACCTGATACGCGCCATCGGCAAGTTGATTGGTGCTAGTGATGAAGCCCTCGTTATTGATTGAGCCGTTGTCAAAGCGGTTGGCGTGGCTGGATGCGCTACTCACCTTGAAATACTCGCCAGGGACTAGACCCATGGCCGCCTGCGGTGTGGTCTTAAAGGCGATACTGTGGTCAACATGCTTTCTGACACCTAAGGCAAACAGGGCGAACCGCAGTGCGTGTGTTTCGCTTGTGCAGAAGCTAGAGAGGTCAAAAGTCTCAATAGGGTCTGAATCAGAACCGCCGTAAGCATCAGCAAAACGCAGCGTAAAGTTACGTGTTTTCGGGAAGCCATTGATCGTGTCTTCGCGCCACATGACTTCTGCTCTGAATAGTTGACGCTCTTCGGGCAGCAGCCACGTCACCTGCATATCAACCATGTTCCCGTCCGTGAAGAGCGCGAGAATATTAGGTTTGCCGTTGTTGTTGATGCGACCCGTGGAGTAGGTAGGCACTGAGGGCTTTAGCGCAAATCGCCCGCCGATAACCGTTGCATCTAGCAAGCAATACTGGGCTTGCTGATACACCCATTGACGGAAGTTGATGCGTTCGTTGACGACACCGTCCCAGGTAAAACCATTCGCTTCACAGAAGCGAGAAGCTTCGGTCATTGCATCACGGTCAACCTGTTGGGGCCCAAGAATCTTGCCAGCACCCCAGACCTCGTTCGTCATCATCGCGAAGACGATGTCAGGCAATAAGTTAGAGGCTTCAGCCCTGCCGGTAATTAGGTTTTCCACCACAATGCCTTTCTTCATGAAGGCAGAGAAGCTGCTGAAGTTCGTCCATTCCGTGGAAGAGTTGATCCGAAGACCGCCGGTAGTCATGTCGGCGTAGGTCGGCGTAAATTGCGCACGTTTTTCGTTAATTGCGACGACTTCGTGCTCAGGTGAAGACTCGTTACTTTGGGTTTGAGAATCAAACGCGGAGACATCAACAAGTGCGTCGTACGGTTGGTAGTTTTTGAGTTCACGGACGGTTTCATCAACGGTGACCGTGCCAGTGATCGTCACCATCCAGATTTCTCTGCCGTCTGTCGGGCTAATAACAATCACGCGATCACCAGGCTTGTACCCTTTGCCCTGGTTATTGGCGTCAACAGTCCACTTGTATCCGACATCATTACCAGCAGAATCGCGCCAGACGCGGACATAAAACTTTAACCCGCTTGCCCCTTCGGATACCAACGAGTTTCCAGCAGCATCCACTGCTGGCTGCGCATCAGTCACACCTGCCGCATAGGGCTCTGATGGTGTTGTCGTTGTAATAAGGTCGCGTCTTTGGATACTGCGGTAAACAGTGATGTAGTCTCCGCTAGTTGAAGTGTCATTCTCGCGCCCAGGAGTTCGCAGGCTCCAGCTGTATTGAACATTAGGGAATGGCACACCGATGCCGGTATTTTCAGACACCCACTGCGGTGGTTCTGTGTTTACGTTTGAATAATTGCCTCCTGCCCTTAGTCGACCATCCCACCAATATTCCCAACGGTTGTAATTAAGTGGGATGTTGATTCGCTTCAGGGTAAAGTTCCAGCTACCCGTGAGGTTGTACCTGACTGGGGCGTATTGCCAATTAGACGTAACAATGGGAGGAAATGTGCCTGCTTGTGTTGGGGTAACATTTAAGTTATCAATGGCACCCTCGGTCGTGGTTGTATCGGCAGCTCGAATAAAATCAGGATTCGTTAAATACTCATCAGTCAGTGCTACATAATCACCGCTATACGTAACGACATAACCGTTAAGGGAGTATTTCGTTTCAACCCCATAACGCAAGCGACGCATTGGTGCGAAGTAAGCACGGCTGACGCGATAAGCCCCAACACCTGCGACAGGACGCAGCCTAAACTCACTTTCGACGTTCCCTTTTGTTGCGGTGTCGACCCTGATGTAGTTGTACTGATCGACAGGGAAGTTGCCCTCAACAACAAAGTAGTTAAGACCCGTGATGTCAGTCCATTGGGTTTCGCCGAGCGTACGAACCTCAAGCAGGAAGAAACTCAGACGTTTCTGATACTTTGTAACGCTGCCAAGGGATAAACCGCCGCCGTTCTCCTCGTATTCGTTAATGAGTTTCTCGGATGGCCATGACTGCAGGTCAGGAAAGCCGCTGATCTGCTTATACACCCTTGACTTAAGAATTAGTTCTGTCGCTTGACATGGAATCGTGTTCGTGACCGTGGCGACTGCTGCACGCTGGAGCGCAAAAGCTTCGTACATCTCCAACGGATTTCTTGTCGCAGGTTCCTCTCCAGCAGAAGAAATGCACTGCACAGTCCCTGGAGTTGTAACCGCAAACCAAACGCTTAGATCATTCGCCGGCGTGACTGCGTACTGAAGCTGCTCAGGGCTTGGATTCCATGCCCGCGTTGAATCGGTATATGCCTTTTGAACGCATACGCCTAAAGTTGTATCACCAACAAGGTATAACTCACCTAGTGCAATCTGTTGGTCAGAAGCTCGACGACGACTTACTGTCGAGGAGTTAATAAAATCTAGCTTTTCAGGTTCGTACTCTGGGTCGTCTCTAACCTCACAACCTGTTGTGATTCGGTACAAGATCTGGTCATAAGAGCCGGCAGGCGTACCAGGATTCACTAAACCTGAGTAGCCAAACCCACCACCACCCGATGGGTTGCGTACTGTTGTGAAGTACGACCGCTGGCTGAATTTTCTGTTATTGCGAAGCTTCTTACGGTTCTCTGCGTCTGCTCTGATATTATCGTCGCCTTCCCTAGGGATGAGAACTAATTCAGGGGCGGGTTTAAACGCCGTCTGACTATGCATCGGCGCATAAGCACCAAACGATGCCTGAATCGGTGTAAACGTTGCACCAGAAAAGAATGGCTCGGGGCGTTCAGATCCGTCCCAGTAGGTGCTGAACGTGTCAGTAAAGGGCTGCGCGGGTAGCAGACTTCCCAGCAGCGTCATGTCCTCAGTTATGCGCCCGCCGAATGCGTTCCAGTACGCGCGTACTTTCTGTGCGGTATAAGTCGCTAGCGTCGTGTCACCGATCGCAAGACTCTCAAAATCTGGTGGTGCTTCTGTTACGCCGTCACTAAAGACGAACAATGCCTTCAGTTGCATTGCACGCTCTTCGGCGATCATCTGCGACCAAACAAGCTGACCGTTTACACGGACGCCCTTTTTGGCAAATACAAGCGGGATCGTCTGACCTTGGCGGGCCAGATCCTGAACAGACTGGAAGCCATCTGTCTGGGCAAAGTTACCTGACTCCTGCGCACCACCTAATGTCCGCTGCCCTAGTCGCTTCTCCTCATTTACTTCTGGTGATTTGGGCTTAGGCGCCAGCAATGCCGCGGCAGCTGTCAAAGCTAAACCGACAACGATCTGAACAATCGCAACCGTTACTGGATCGTTCCTTACGTCGGGGATCAGGTCATACGCTGGATCGCGCTTGCCGTTATACGAATCAACTACATCGACGAAATACCAATACTCTTCTTCGCTAAGACCTACAGCTTCGCAAAGCTCTACTTCCGCGGGCAATAAAGTGCGACGACCTGCGGGGCGCCGATGGGACTCCATCTCACCACCGACTCGGCGTAATTCAACCATCCTTCTTCAAACCATGCCGCCATGCCATAGCCGTTTTCTGCTCGACACAGCGCAACTACTCCGCATTCTAAGTCAGTCGTCTTAACGCCCCATCGCTCCAGCTCGTCGTAAAACACAGCGGTGTCGCCCTTCCGTAGACGTCGATACCAGCTTCGCTGTGGTTCCGGTGTTTCTACTCCGTAGTACGTCAACACTGCACGGGCAAGGCTTAGGCAATCACCCTCAGGGCGGGAGACAAAATCAGCGCCTAAGCGGTAACCACGACCGATCAAGTCGTATGGCGTCATCGTGCTTGGATGCTTGCTGTTGCTGGCAAGAAGCCCACTAGCGCTTCAGTAAACACACGGTTGGGTAACACCAGCCGTACGGCATCCAGGCTGCTGCTCAGCGCAACCTCAACGGTAGACGCGTCGTAGGACATCGCCGAGGCAACCCAAAACTCTTGAGTTAGTAGACGCTGCTTTGCAGTGAAGTCGTTGTTCATTGAGTAGGTATCAACCCTGAAGTTCCACTTGTTCATCACGGCTTCTTGGGCGTAGCCCATTGCAATTGGATTCACAGACATCACTAAACCGCTGATCAGGTTGTCGCCTGTGCGGTTCTTTGATGCACCCTGGTAAATAAAGCTCAAGTATTGATGGCCATCAATGGTGCTACCAACTTTGCTGTTTTGGAAGCGGTGCTCAATCTGCCCGCTAGGGCGGTAGACCGTCAGGAAGTTGGTAATAGCTTGGAGGCTCATAACCCGATCCGTCCTCTCTGACTACGGCTGTTGCGCAAGGTGGCGAATGTCCTGCGTTCACCTGCTTTAGCACCGTCCCTGGCGGCCTGTAGTCCCATGGCGCGGACTTGGTCCACTGTGGCGTACTCCACGTTGTTGATAACAGTGGTCTCCAGCATGAAGGTCGGTGTACCGCTGGCATTACCGCCGCTGCTACCACTGCCGGTTGTTCCCGCTCCAGGAATAACGGCACTACCACGAGCACCTGCGCTATAACGCGCCATCGCTTCACCCATCTTCGATTCGGGGAGGATGTATTCGCTTTCGTTGCCTTCACCGACGATGGCGGAGGTGGGGCGAGTGACGTAACCACCCTCAGCAAACGGCATAGGAGGCAAAGAGCCAAACCCGTTGAGATTGAAGAGCTGGGGACCGACCTTTGGGGTGCCACCGCCAAGGCCAAGGGCCTGCAAAACTGTCATGAACAGCTTCTGCGCCAGCATCTGGGTCGCCATGTCGATAAAGGCTCTGCCGATGTTCTCGAACATCCGCGAAAAGGCTTGCTCTACAGTTTCAGTTCCTTTTACAAGTCCGACAATTGAGTCACTCAAGGCAGTAGAAATTTCACTGGCGATAAAACCGTATTGGTTATAGAGCTGTTGCTGTCTTAATAGCTTTTGTTCAGCTTGGTCTAGTAGGTTTAACTCTTCTCTTTTTTGGTCTAAGAGGTCTTGTTGCGCGTCCCGCTGTTCTATTAGGGGCTTTACGTCTGTGCCTTCAGCGATCCCAGATTTTATTTTCTTATTTAAATCTAGAATCTGTCTATCAAGCTGTATTGTCTCGCTACGCCTACGGTTCTCTTGATCAATTGCTTGCAGCCTTTGAGCCAAGGCGTCGCCACCAAAGGGATTTGCAAGCTGCGCTTGAATTGACTGGAGTTGACTACCCGCCTGGAACGAACTATCTGCCTTCTGACGGCGA